TTCGCTTTCACAAGAATAATCGTTTGAATCATGTATCTTGTGATGCATCTGGAATACTTCGAACGCATACTCCACTTCTTCTTGGGCAACCTTCCTACCACGTCTTTTCTCGCACATGAACAGCTAAGCTTCCAACATTCCTTCGATCAAGATGCTTGCCTTCGAGAGGCGGACCTGCATGAGTTTAGCAGCAATATAGGGTACAGGGTCGGCTAATAGCCAGGCGTTCTTCTTTGAGTAATACTGCTTGGTCGTGAAGAGCTTGGAGTAATCTGGCACTAGGGTCAAATCTCCGATGGTTCCTGATTCGCTAAATGTCCACAAAGAACAGAATTCGAAATTGTACCATTCGCCAATCTCTACAGTCTTGACACATTGCCCGAGCCCAGCCATGTTGGGGCTTCCATCTCTTAGCAGACGATCCCTCTTTCTCGTAGTCAGCTGAAGGGCTGAGTCGCGTATAGCTCTGGCCTTGTCAGGGGTAGCCCATAGAACAACATCGTCTCCTGAAACGTTCAAATAGACTTCTGGATCCTCCCACGGCCGCTGCAACGATGGCAAACCTGTTTACTTACAATAGTAGTAAGTGTACATGATTGCTCGGAACGTGTTTCCGAGAGTCGTGCGGAAAGATAAGCCTGAGAACGTTGTCCCATTGATCGCTAGATGGACAAAGTCATCTTCAGGCCTGTCAGAAGACTGCAATCCAATACTCATGAACCTCTTTCTTGTCTCTTCATCCCATTGTCTGCCACATACCCCGGGAAGGCGTGCAAAGATGTGGTTTACAGTGGTGTTAAAAGCTCGCATGACCTTCTAGTGGAGAATATCCACGTCCACGCCTGTGCCTCTCGTGATCAGTTCCCTATTGTAAGCAAGAAGATGCTTGATAGCAGGGGAGATGGCATTCAAGAAGTAACCCTCTACTTGTTGTAGCTGAGGGAATTGAGCTGAGTCCCAACTGCTACCGTCCATGTTGATGGCGAGCATGTCACTCGTGATGGACTCAAATATCTTCTACTTGAACTGCGCCTTGCTGTATGAGTGTATGAATTCTGGGAACACTCTCTTGATTGCTGTCCATAACGTGCTCTGAATCGCCTACATTATCCCGAATCCGGATGCTTCTGGGCAACAGATCATCCTAGGCCTTGACTCCTAACCCAAAGTGTATCCATTCTCCTAATCAAAATCTCCATATGACTTGTAAACCTCACCGCTCTTAACCATGGCAGTATATGAACAATCTGTTCCTCTGAAGCCTGGATCAGTGAAGAAAGCAACTATGTTTTCAAGATAAAGCTCCTTTTTGGATTTAGGCCATTACTGCCTGTTTGGGTAGTCCAAAAGGAACTGCTCGTGGTTGTATATCTCCATAAACAATCCTGCTCTCCTCTCCATCTCTTCTTTGGCCATTTCGAGGAACTGATCGACGTGCCTCGGGTCTGGTTGCTGCATTGAACCCAGGTGTCTACCCATGAGTGCCCAGACTAAGTTATTCACCGATTTTGAACTCCACTCAAACTCTTTTGCCTCTTCACCATTCTGCCGAGTGATGCTGCCTGCTAGCGAGACGACTTGATCTTTTAAGACTTCGCTAGGCTTCTTCAG